CTTAAAAAAACTTTATCAGGAAAAATTAGATGGAAGAAACAAAGGTAATAAAAGTCCTGTTATTATCTAATCAGGAGATAGTGGTCTCAGAGATAGAAGAAATCGCTGCAGAGTTTGGAGATCCAAATTGTAAATTAACAAAACCTTACAAAATTGAAGGTGGTGCTTTACATAAATGGATGCAAGACTATACTGAACAAAATGAGGTGATGATTAATTCTGATAAGATTGTAACTCTTGTCACTCCTAGCCCTATGATTTTTGAACAGTATTCTAAAGTGACTTCGTGAAATTTTACACCAACATACAACTCATAGGTAATCAGTTTCTGATTCGTGGTTATGAGAATGGAAAGCATATCACACATCGAGAAGAATGGAAACCAACTTTGTTTGTTCCGTCTAAAAGAAAAACAAAATACAAAACTTTAGAAGGTGATTCTGTTGAACCAATTCAACCTGGCTTTGTAAGAGATTGTCGTGAGTTCTACAAGAAGTATGATGAGGTCGAAAACTTTAAAATATATGGCAATGATAGATATGTTTATCAATATATCTCAGAAAAATATCCAGAAGATCATATACAGTTTGATATCAAAAAGATTCGTCTTGTAACAATTGACATTGAGGTTGCTGCAGAAAGTGGTTTCCCTGATGTTGAAAATGTTGCAGAAGAATTGTTGTTGATTAGTTTGCAAGACTATGCAACAAAGAAGGTTACAACTTTTGGTTCAAGACCTTTTGTAAACAAAGACCCAAATGTAACTTACGTTCTATGTAATGATGAGGTTCATCTTCTTAGATCATTCTTAGCATACTGGAGAAAGAATCTACCAGAGGTAATCACTGGTTGGAACTCACAGATGTATGACATACCATATCTTGCTGGTCGTATCAATCGTGTTCTTGGTGAGAAGTCAATGAAAGATCTTTCGCCTTGGGGTCTTGTATCTCAAGACGAAGTTTATATTAGTGGTCGTAGAAACATTACATATGATATTGGTGGTGTCACTCAACTTGATTATCTTGATTTATATAAAAGATTCACATATACAAATCAAGAATCATATCGATTGGATTACATCGCCAACTATGAGTTGGGTGAAAAGAAACTTGATCATGATGAACATGATACTTTCCGTGAGTTCTATACAAAAGATTGGGATAAGTTTGTCCGATATAATATCATTGACGTACAACTTGTTGACAAACTTGAAGACAAGTTGAAATTAATTGAACTTGCGATTACAATGGCGTTTGACGCCAAAGTAAACTTTATTGACATTCACTATCAAGTGAGAATGTGGGATACCATCATTTACAACTACCTCAAGAAACAGAACATTGTCATACCACCAAAGAAAAGAACATCAAAATCACAAAAGTATGCAGGGGCGTATGTCAAGGAACCGAAGCCAGGAAAGTATGATTGGGTGGTTTCGTTTGACCTTAATAGTCTGTATCCTCATCTCATTATGCAATATAATATTTCCCCAGAGACCCTCAAGGATGACAAACACCCAACAGCTACAGTTGATCGAATTCTTAAAGAAGAGATAGACTTTCAACTGCATAAGGACAGTGCTGTGTGTGCTAACGGTGCAATGTATCGCACTGACATCCGTGGTTTCTTGCCAGAGATTATGGAGAAGATATACACAGAAAGAACTGTGTATAAGAAAAAAATGCTTGCTGCGAAACAAAAGTATGAGGATACAAAAGATCCTAAACTAGTCAAAGATATCGCAACATTTAACAATATCCAGATGGCTCGTAAGATCCAACTGAACTCTGCTTATGGTGCGATTGGTAACGAATACTTTCGTTATTACAAACTTGAAAATGCAGAAGCGATTACTTTGTCTGGTCAGGTTTCAATCCGTTGGATTGAAGACCGCATGAACAACTATCTAAACAAAATTTTAAAAACGGAGAATGAAGATTATGTTATTGCTGTTGATACCGATTCTATCTATTTGCATCTGGGCCCTCTGGTCGAGGTTATATACAAAGAACGAGAGAAGACTACTGAAGGTGTTGTTGGGTTCCTTAACAAGATCTGTGAGATGGAATTTGAAAAGTATATTTCGAGTTCTTATGAAGCGTTGGCCAACTACGTCAACGCTTACGAGCAGAAGATGTTCATGAAACGTGAGAACATTGCTGATCGTGGAATCTGGACTGCCAAGAAAAGATACATCTTGAATGTCTGGGATAGCGAAGGTGTTCGTTATGCGGAACCTAAACTCAAGATGATGGGTATTGAAGCAGTTAAGTCTTCAACGCCCGCACCTTGTCGCACCATGATTAAGGATGTTCTTAAACTTATCATGACAAAGACAGAGGATGATGTCATTGACTTCATCGAAAACTGTCGAACAAAGTTTAGATCATTACCACCAGAGGAGATATCATTTCCTAGAACTGTGAGTAATGTCAAGAAGTATAAAAGTGTCAATGCAATTTATGAAAAGGGAACACCAATTCATGCTCGTGGTGCCCTTCTTTTCAATCACTATGTCAAGAAGAATAAACTTACACAAAAATATTCTTTGATTAACAATGGTGAGAAGATTAAATTTTGTTATCTCAAAAGACCAAACCCAATCCAAGAGAATGTAATATCATTCATTCAACAATTCCCAGAGGAACTTAACCTTGACAAATACATAGATTATGATCTACAATTTGAGAAGTCGTTCCTTGAACCTCTCAAGATTATCCTCGACTCCATTGGATGGCAGGCTGAGAGAACTGTAAACCTTGAATCATTTTTCGTATAATGGATTTTTTAAAAGAAATAGTAAAAGAGATAGGAGATGAATACACGCAGATTGCGTCAGATATTGATGAAACTGAAAGATTCATTGATACAGGATCCTACATTTTTAATGGACTCATTAGTGGGTCTATTTTTGGCGGGGTTAGCAGCAATCGTATTACTGCCATTGCTGGTGAGTCGTCTACTGGTAAAACTTATTTCTCGCTTGCTGTTGTCAAAAACTTTTTGGACACTAACCCTGATGGGTATTGTCTCTATTTTGACACTGAAGCAGCCGTCAATAAAGGATTACTGGAGTCTCGTGGAATTGATACGACACGGTTGGTTGTTGTAAACGTTGTAACCATAGAGGAGTTTCGTAGTAAAGCATTAAAGGCAGTTGATATATACTTAAAGACAACTGAAGAGAATCGCAAACCTTGTATGTTTGTGTTAGACTCATTAGGTATGCTTTCCACAGAGAAAGAGATTAAAGATGCACTCGATGATAAACAAGTTCGTGACATGACTAAATCACAACTTGTCAAAGGTGCGTTTCGTATGCTCACACTCAAACTTGGTCAAGCAAATATTCCATTAATAGTTACAAATCATACCTATGACGTTATCGGATCTTACTTTCCTACAAAAGAAATGGGTGGAGGCAGCGGTCTCAAGTACGCAGCTTCTACAATCATATATCTCTCAAAGAAAAAAGAAAAGGATGGTAAGGAAGTCATTGGAAACATTATCAAAGCAAAGACTCATAAATCACGTTTAAGTAAAGAGAACAAGGAAGTTGAAATACGATTATACTACGACGAGCGTGGACTGGACAGGTATTACGGATTACTGGAACTGGGTGAGAAACATGGAGTTTTTTCCAGAAAAGGCAATCGTATTGTTGTCGGTGATACTTCCGTTTACCCTTCTGCTATACTTGCTGATCCTGACAAATACTTCACAGAAGATGTGATTCAAAAATTAGAAGAAGCTGCAAATGAAGAATTTAGTTACGGAGAGTGACTTCGTTGAAACCTATGATGACTTTCTTTCAGAATCAATGTGTTCACAACTGATAAGTTTAGTGGATGAAGAGAATGAAAGAATCGAAAGAGATCATAAACCTAATTTTTATCAAAGGAATATAGGTGATCTGCCAGAATATACTGGATTGTATAAAAAATTTTCTGAGATAGGTATGAAGTATCTTACTGACATAGGATACTATGACGACATACTACCTCAGAAGTATGGATTTGAAGAGATGCGTGTTAAAAAATATGATGTTGGAGATTCATTTGACACTCATATTGATGTATCTGATTATGCATCTGCAAGAAGATGGCTTGCCTTTCTTGTTTATCTCAATGATAATTTTACTGGAGGGGAGACTGAGTTTGTTGATGGTAAAATGATTCATCCTAAAACTGGCACTGTTTTAGTTTTCCCAAGTCTATGGACATTTCCTCATGCTGGTCTACCAGTTAAATCAGGTACAAAATATATCTTGACTACTTAT